TTACTTCGGCCCGGTCCAGCGCATGCCGGACTTGCCGCCAGACTTGTCCATACCCCACAGCACAGCTCGGGCGATGTACGCGGAGAACAGGATGTTGATGCACACGTCAACTTGCAGAAGCCCCAGGACTTGAAGCCACTGCGCAGGCACGCCACCCAGGTTGCTGAATACGTAGTCCTTGGCCTGATCCATCACCGCCTTGACGCCGACGAAGGCAACAGCGGTGAATCCCAAGCCGCGCAGCAGCTTCCAACCCAGCGGGATCAGCGACCAGCCGATGGCCCGCAGTAGTACCCCGATCAGTAACGGCATCAGTTCAACCCTCGCGCAATGATTTCAGCCGCGGCGCGCATGGCGAACGCGACAAGCAGATACCCGAACCACTGGAGATACGTGCACAGATCGGACGACACGCTACTGAGCGACACCGTCTGAGTACTGCCGAACCAGGGGAACGAGACGTCAGGAATAACCGGGCAGGCCTTGGAGAAGCGCCCGCTAGTGTCGAGCAGCTTCGACAGGTCATGGGTGTTCTCGCCGGTGGCCTTGATGGGTTCGTACTCAGGCCCGGAGAACTCACCGGCCAGCGTGTTCTTCAGGTCCTGAATCTTCTTGTCATCGACCGTACGGAACTCTTCATCCGCGCAGCGTGCGAGCTTTTCCTGGCGAACAATGGCGCACTGGATTGCGTCGCCGTTGCACTGAATCGCCACCTTGCAGTCACCGTCGCCGGAGATCGAGGAGCCACTGCCGCATTTGTTCGGGTCCTTGGCCGGATCGCACTGCCCGTCTCCCCCGCCATCACCACCACCACCCGTGCCGCCGCCATCGCCATCACCGCCGCCAGTTCCACCGTTTCCGTCTCCCCCGCCGGTGCCGCCATCGCCGCCGCCCGTTCCGCCATCACCGCCACCGCCTGTACCGCCACCAGTCCCGCCACCATCGCCACCACCAGTTCCACCACCATCACCACCAGGGTCTTTCGGGTCGGTCGGGTCTGTGGGATCGGTCGGCGTCTTCACGCACGTGGTGCCTGACCAGCTGTAGCCCTTCGGACAGCCCGGGTCATTCGGGTCCGAAGGCGGGTCGGTCACTGGCGGCTGATTCGGTTCGCTGAGCGAAGGACCGGTGCCGCCCAGGTTGCCGGAATCTGCCGAGCAGTTCTGGCCGTTGCTCTTGAGCGTGTAGTTGCAGAACCCCTCAGTTGTGGAGCCTGGAGTGCGATAACAAGATGTTGGCCGAGAACTATCAGCCTCATAAGCGCACCCATTCAAACAGCCAGACGGCGGAGAACTAGGAACTGTGTTCTTTCCATTAATTACGATAATTGGATAGTTAGAACTCCTGAACAAGTTCGGCACTCCAGATTCGCACTCGGGAGGCGGAGGCTTGCACAAGCCATCTTTTAAATCGAGAGACTGCCCTTCGGGACACCTATCGCCTTTCAAAACAACAGTCGTATTAAAAAGAACCCAATCACCAGAACGAACCACACAATAGAAAACCTTGCCCGCCTCACTTGGATTTGAAGAAGGCTCCATAACAAAAACCCGCCCTGGATCGCGAGATATACCAGTGAAATAAAGATCGCAACCCGCCGAGGGCGACGAAACTTTCTTATCAAAATGACCCATGTACCAATAATAATATTCAGCCCTAGCGCCCTGAGCAAAGAATAACGATGGCAATAAGCACGCCATAAAAAGCGATATCTTCAGGGCTGATATACATTTCTTAATCCTCATTTATCCTTTCTCCGGGCAATAAAAAAGCCGGGGCGGAGTGACCGCCACCGGCTTGACTGAGGGTCGATTAGGTCCCTGCGCGCTGGGCTTTCTTGGCGGCACCGATCAGGGCCACCAGGCCGAACATGGCACCGGTCACAGCCGCCGCCGCAGTCAGGCCGCCCGCGATATAGGCCAGGGCCTTGGTAGTGTCGATATCGCCCTCAGCGGCCATCGAAAGGCCGGACGTCATCAGCAACGAGCCACCGATAACGGCTTCACGCTTGCCCAGGGAGAACAGTTGTTTCAGTTGTTTCATGGAACTTACTCCATTAGTGTGGAATTGATGTGCGCATCTTCTTAAACACCCAGACCGCGACAAACAACGTCAACAGACCGCCGGTGATTTGAGCTTTCTGCGCAATTGTCATTGCAGGAGTTAGAAACTCCCGCATTTCCTGGACCGTAAACGTCTTCATTTGGCCCTGGCAGATAGTTGAACCATCTTCCCTAGCCAACCAAACACCGTCACAGCCCAAAAAATTCATGCTTATCCCCTACCCGTCCTTTTTCGCCGAAAAAGGCCGGGACCCTTAAGCGGCTTTCTCCTGAACGGTTTGAAGTTTCAACGGCATGCCGTCGCCCGACAGCCAATAATCGAATCCGGCGTTACCGGACTTACTCGCCCAGGCCTGGATAAATACCGGGACGGACACCGTCTTGCCCTTCTCCATCTTCCAGACATTATTGAGCCCGCCATCCATATGCCGTTTCGAAATACGGACCTGGACAACCTTGGTTTCCGGCATGCCGAACTTATTGGTTTGCTCAACCTGGACGAGCACCGAGTGTTCAACAATCTGCGAAGGACCGTTGGCGGTATTGACGTTGCGAGTATCGGAGTAATAGCCCTGGCACAGGCCGATGAGAGCGAGCATATGATTTACCTCAGGGGTTCAACTTGTGGGCTTGTGCCCGGTTCACGAAATGCCCATGCGGGCGGCGTCACGCTCCGGCCGCGCCGGAACGTCTTGAAGTCTCGGTTGATGCGCTGCCGGCGAACGGCCTCGGCGGCCTGCTCATGGACGACTCGGCGCATGACCAGGTCCAGGACCTGGCGCACCAGGTGCTCGTCCTCGACGAGGTGGGAAAGGTCTTGCTCCAGGTCCCAGCGGAGCGACTGGTGGGCCACCTTATCCATCGCTGCGCGCCCACACGCCCAGGGCGTGAATGACGGTGGCCGCAACGGCCAGCAGGGCGAAGGCTTCCAGGACGGGCACGATCACTTGCGCGCCCTCCGCGCTGCCAGCAGCGCCGCCGCCATGCGAGAAAGCGGCTCGATACCGCGCTTGCGGGCCTGCCAGTAGCCTTGTTCGAAGTCGTTGTGCTGTGCGGTACCCACCGGATAGGGATTGGCATATCCCCCACGCCGGGCCTGCTGAAAGCCCTGGCGATAGGCAATGGAGAACATCACGCGGCCTCCACGGTCGGCTCGACGTACCAGTCGGGGTACTGCGCCGAGAAATCCACCTCCAGCAACCGCAGGATCGGCACCACGTTGCGGGTGTTGTCGTACTCACTCAGGTTCTGGAGCATCGCCTTGGAAATGCCGGCCGCCTGTAGGTCACGCACGTGGTTGTAGAAACTGGCGCGATTCATCGACGCCATGGTCTCTTCCCACCCGTAGTCCTTAAGGCTGCGATATGTACGGAACAGGTTCCGGGCGTAGGCATCGCTGGGCTTGCCCGGCACGAACACAGCAGGGATGATCGCTCCCGTTGCCTTGTCGGCGCGGGCCTTGGTCCACCTGCCCTTCCCTACTTTCGTGTACTTCTCGATCAGTGCGGCCAGCACTTTGTCATCGTCGATTCGCTTCATGGTCATACCCTCAAAGGCCGCGAACAGCTCAGCAGTTACCGCTCTCCAACACTCCTGAATGAAACAGCGCTCCTGGTCACGAAGCGCCTCCTGGTAGTCACATAGCTCCCACAGGTTCGTCGGCAGATTCCGCCGCTCCAACCAGCGATGCATGACGGTCGCCTCGAGGCGAAGAAGAAGCCGCGCGAACTCCTGGAGCCGAGGGTCCTGCATGACCCGCAGCGTCCGCGCAGCAGAAAGGCTCGACATGGGCATGTGGCGCTCGCGCTTGTGCAGCTTCCAGGCGCGGACATGAGCGTTATCCAGGTCCTGGCGCGGTTCCGGATCGACCGTGGCACCGCGAGCAGCCTTGAGAATTTCGTCCAACTGACGCCGGAACTCTGGCCCCTTCAGATACGCCTTGATCTTGCGCAGACGCCCCTCTTTCGAACCCCAGTAGGCCGTGGTCTCGTAGTCGTCACCCCGGTTGCGGGTCTGGCCATTGCTGACCCCGCGCATGAACTGGATGACCTGGAGGGCGGTCTGTTCATTCGGCATGCGTGCCGAGAACGTGCAGTCCAGGGCGTAGACCTCAATCGACAGCACATCGAGCTTCGAATACAGGTCCGGATAGGTGCCAGCCAGCCACTTCAACATGACCTCAGCCCCCATGCGGATTGAGGTCGGCCCGAAGACGTTGTGCCCCTGGAGCAGCTTGGCCGGAGACGCTTTCAGCTCCACACCAGGATCAAGGCGCTTGCCCAGGGACTGATGGAACACCTTGAAGGCCATGGGCGTGTAGCTCGACGGCAGCGACTCCCAGGCATGGGAAAGCCCCTCCACGTCGTACCCCTCCCCGTCCTCACGCCTGAGCACGCCGCCCGAAGACCGCATGCGCACCCCCAACGACTCCAGGTCAACGACCAGGGTCGGGGACTCGGGCTTGCCGATCATCTGGACGTGCTCCGGGCGGAAGCGGATGAACATGTGGATTCGGTCGAGCATCGGATGCATGCACACACATAACATTTGGCGCGAATGTAGACGTACACACGCACACACGTCAACACTAATAACCTGCACACATGCATATTTGGAAGGTGCGAACGATGAGACGAGACATGCCTACGAACATCCGACTGACCCAAGCAGAACAAGAGGCGCTGCGGAAAAAAGCCGTCGAAATCAACAAGGAACTGGTCAAGAGGGGCATGCAGCCGATGAAGGACTCAGAGCTGGTTCATGCCTTCCTGGAGCGCGTCATTACGTCGCTGGAGGTCGGAGCCTCGGGCGCGATTGTCCAGCGCGAAGACTGATCAGAAAGTGGTCAGAAATTCTAACCGTTAGACAAGAGTCCACCATTAGAGATGGTGGACCCGGCTGCGCCGGGATCGCTCCCGGCCACCCCTCCGCAACACCCACCCATCAACACCAAGGGACGCTGTCCCTTGTCATCCCTGCCCTTCGCCAGGGGGTCAGAGGGCAGGGGGAGAAAAGCTTCCCCCTACCCTATGACCGGAGGCTGTCTTTGTCCGAGGTGGTTCAAGGGTTCGCTCCGCCCGGGACTCCGTTTGTCACCGCAAGCGCTGACAAGCCGGGGTCGCGGCCCTTGACCTGCCGGAGCTTCGAGGGGCTGTCAGCTTTGCAGAAGATCGCCCTGGGCGACGTGGTCAAGCAGCGAAGAGGCAGAAGCGCGGGCGTTGTCGATGATCTGCTGCTGGACGTTGCACCGGGTCTGCAACCTCGCCAGTTCGTCCATGGCTTGCTTGAGCTGATAGGTCAGCGACCCGTACCGCTCAGCGGCGAACCGATAGGCACCGGCAGCCGTGGTCGCACCGGTCTGTTCCTTGAGTTTCTCTACGAAGTCGGGGGATTCATCGGGGAGTTTGACAAGCATGGCGGCTCATTTTGGTACCGTATTCTCGACCAGGTCGTGCTCGAGCTCGACGAAAATGGTACCACTGCCACCGAGAAATGGTACCAATATTTTCGACCAGGTCGTTCTGCAGGATCCTCTGCCGGTACCAAAAGTGGCCTCGCATAATGGGCATTACGTGTAAATGCTCGCCCGGCGCGGGGCGATTTTCCGGGCTTCGCATTCGGCCTGCGGCCGCCGCAGGTAACGTAACGCCGAGGTCATTATGCGAAGCCATGGATAAGAACCCCTGAGCCGAGAGGCTCACATCGCTCATAGCGTCCTGGGCGTCCTGCTGCTATCCGGCACGATGGTTACTCGTGTCGAGAACGCATCCCCCGGCGTCGGCGATGTCGCTGCGCGCCCTCGCTCAATCGCCGTCGCCGGGTCAACTGACGGACTGGTGATCAAGCCTCGCGTGCTGTTGCCACTGGCATAAGTCGGTGGCATCCGCGTGTCGTCGAAATAGCCGTTGTTCACCACGTCCATGCAGAACTCGAACGTCGTGTGCATCCGCGTGACCTGTTGCGTGTAGCACTGGCAGACCATCACCCGGCCATTGTACGTGCCCATCGGAATTCGCCGCTCAGGAGCCTTGCCGATCAAGTTCGGGTCCGAGCTGGCCGCACAAACCGGCCGAGGGAAATCCCTGGGCTTGTTCAGATCGTCATAGCGCGGCGCCGAGGCCACCAGATCGGGCACCCTGGGCGACATATCACCGATGAACTCATCGGCCGATTTCGGCCCACTGGAGGCCCTGGGGGCTGCCTGAACAGCATTTCCAGCCCCAGGCAGAACACCCGCTGACGCCTCAGCCGCATGACTCCTCGCAAGAGCCGCCTCTTTCTCCTCATCACCCTGTTGCATGGCGGTCACGACCAGCCCAACAAGCACACCGATCGGAATCAACATCAGCGCGATGATCAGCGGGATTTTCTTCATGTAGCTGGGCGTGATCGGCTTGTGCGTGTGCACCGTCGACGACTTGTAGACGCCGAAATACGCCTTATCCAGCGTGACCCGCTCTTCCTGGGCCTGCTTGAAGTTGCTGCGCCGCTCCGGGTTGTCGATGCAGAACTCGTACTCATGCCGGAAGATGCCTTTCTCCCGACCATAGGGCCGAATGAAGTTGATGTGCTTGCCGACAAGCTTGCGCACTGGCGTGCACAGCAAGCTGGGATGCTGAGTGATCAAGTGAATGTCCAGGCCCTGGTGCCGGTGCGTCTCGAAGCGCGTGACTTTCTCCGGGCGCGCCCTGGAGCCATCGTTACCGAACACCCGTTGCGCTTCGTCGATCACGATCACCGAGCCATCAGGCAGGTTGTACCACTCTTCGGGCGTATCGAACTCGACCCACTTCGACTTGAGCCGATCCAGCTTCATATCCGGGATGCCGTAGTAGTAGATCGTCCTGGGCGGCAGGTCCGGATTGTCCGGGTCCTTGTGCAGCCGCTTGGTCGGGTCGTCCGGGTCCGGCTGGTGTTCAATGTCGATTTCCCGAATCGCGTTCAAAGTCTTGCCAGCACCTGGCAGACCGGTGCGCAGATAGAGCATGTTGGTCCCCTCCTCGCTTACTTCGGCCCGGTCCAGCGCATGCCGGACTTGCCGCCAGACTTGTCCATACCCCACAGCACAGCTCGGGCGATGTACGCGGAGAACAGGATGTTGATGCACACGTCAACTTGCAGAAGCCCCAGGACTTGAAGCCACTGCGCAGGCACGCCACCCAGGTTGCTGAATACGTAGTCCTTGGCCTGATCCATCACCGCCTTGACGCCGACGAAGGCAACAGCGGTGAATCCCAAGCCGCGCAGCAGCTTCCAACCCAGCGGGATCAGCGACCAGCCGATGGCCCGCAGTAGTACCCCGATCAGTAACGGCATCAGTTCAACCCTCGCGCAATGATTTCAGCCGCGGCGCGCATGGCGAACGCGACAAGCAGATACCCGAACCACTGGAGATACGTGCACAGATCGGACGACACGCTACTGAGCGACACCGTCTGAGTACTGCCGAACCAGGGGAACGAGACGTCAGGAATAACCGGGCAGGCCTTGGAGAAGCGCCCGCTAGTGTCGAGCAGCTTCGACAGGTCATGGGTGTTCTCGCCGGTGGCCTTGATGGGTTCGTACTCAGGCCCGGAGAACTCACCGGCCAGCGTGTTCTTCAGGTCCTGAATCTTCTTGTCATCGACCGTACGGAACTCTTCATCCGCGCAGCGTGCGAGCTTTTCCTGGCGAACAATGGCGCACTGGATTGCGTCGCCGTTGCACTGAATCGCCACCTTGCAGTCACCGTCGCCGGAGATCGAGGAGCCACTGCCGCATTTGTTCGGGTCCTTGGCCGGATCGCACTGCCCGTCTCCCCCGCCATCACCACCACCACCCGTGCCGCCGCCATCGCCATCACCGCCGCCAGTTCCACCGTTTCCGTCTCCCCCGCCGGTGCCGCCATCGCCGCCGCCCGTTCCGCCATCACCGCCACCGCCTGTACCGCCACCAGTCCCGCCACCATCGCCACCACCAGTTCCACCACCATCACCACCAGGGTCTTTCGGGTCGGTCGGGTCTGTGGGATCGGTCGGCGTCTTCACGCACGTGGTGCCTGACCAGCTGTAGCCCTTCGGACAGCCCGGGTCATTCGGGTCCGAAGGCGGGTCGGTCACTGGCGGCTGATTCGGTTCGCTGAGCGAAGGACCGGTGCCGCCCAGGTTGCCGGAATCTGCCGAGCAGTTCTGGCCGTTGCTCTTGAGCGTGTAGTTGCAGAACCCCTCAGTTGTGGAGCCTGGAGTGCGATAACAAGATGTTGGCCGAGAACTATCAGCCTCATAAGCGCACCCATTCAAACAGCCAGACGGCGGAGAACTAGGAACTGTGTTCTTTCCATTAATTACGATAATTGGATAGTTAGAACTCCTGAACAAGTTCGGCACTCCAGATTCGCACTCGGGAGGCGGAGGCTTGCACAAGCCATCTTTTAAATCGAGAGACTGCCCTTCGGGACACCTATCGCCTTTCAAAACAACAGTCGTATTAAAAAGAACCCAATCACCAGAACGAACCACACAATAGAAAACCTTGCCCGCCTCACTTGGATTTGAAGAAGGCTCCATAACAAAAACCCGCCCTGGATCGCGAGATATACCAGTGAAATAAAGATCGCAACCCGCCGAGGGCGACGAAACTTTCTTATCAAAATGACCCATGTACCAATAATAATATTCAGCCCTAGCGCCCTGAGCAAAGAATAACGATGGCAATAAGCACGCCATAAAAAGCGATATCTTCAGGGCTGATATACATTTCTTAATCCTCATTTATCCTTTCTCCGGGCAATAAAAAAGCCGGGGCGGAGTGACCGCCACCGGCTTGACTGAGGGTCGATTAGGTCCCTGCGCGCTGGGCTTTCTTGGCGGCACCGATCAGGGCCACCAGGCCGAACATGGCACCGGTCACAGCCGCCGCCGCAGTCAGGCCGCCCGCGATATAGGCCAGGGCCTTGGTAGTGTCGATATCGCCCTCAGCGGCCATCGAAAGGCCGGACGTCATCAGCAACGAGCCACCGATAACGGCTTCACGCTTGCCCAGGGAGAACAGTTGTTTCAGTTGTTTCATGGAACTTACTCCATTAGTGTGGAATTGATGTGCGCATCTTCTTAAACACCCAGACCGCGACAAACAACGTCAACAGACCGCCGGTGATTTGAGCTTTCTGCGCAATTGTCATTGCAGGAGTTAGAAACTCCCGCATTTCCTGGACCGTAAACGTCTTCATTTGGCCCTGGCAGATAGTTGAACCATCTTCCCTAGCCAACCAAACACCGTCACAGCCCAAAAAATTCATGCTTATCCCCTACCCGTCCTTTTTCGCCGAAAAAGGCCGGGACCCTTAAGCGGCTTTCTCCTGAACGGTTTGAAGTTTCAACGGCATGCCGTCGCCCGACAGCCAATAATCGAATCCGGCGTTACCGGACTTACTCGCCCAGGCCTGGATAAATACCGGGACGGACACCGTCTTGCCCTTCTCCATCTTCCAGACATTATTGAGCCCGCCATCCATATGCCGTTTCGAAATACGGACCTGGACAACCTTGGTTTCCGGCATGCCGAACTTATTGGTTTGCTCAACCTGGACGAGCACCGAGTGTTCAACAATCTGCGAAGGACCGTTGGCGGTATTGACGTTGCGAGTATCGGAGTAATAGCCCTGGCACAGGCCGATGAGAGCGAGCATATGATTTACCTCAGGGGTTCAACTTGTGGGCTTGTGCCCGGTTCACGAAATGCCCATGCGGGCGGCGTCACGCTCCGGCCGCGCCGGAACGTCTTGAAGTCTCGGTTGATGCGCTGCCGGCGAACGGCCTCGGCGGCCTGCTCATGGACGACTCGGCGCATGACCAGGTCCAGGACCTGGCGCACCAGGTGCTCGTCCTCGACGAGGTGGGAAAGGTCTTGCTCCAGGTCCCAGCGGAGCGACTGGTGGGCCACCTTATCCATCGCTGCGCGCCCACACGCCCAGGGCGTGAATGACGGTGGCCGCAACGGCCAGCAGGGCGAAGGCTTCCAGGACGGGCACGATCACTTGCGCGCCCTCCGCGCTGCCAGCAGCGCCGCCGCCATGCGAGAAAGCGGCTCGATACCGCGCTTGCGGGCCTGCCAGTAGCCTTGTTCGAAGTCGTTGTGCTGTGCGGTACCCACCGGATAGGGATTGGCATATCCCCCACGCCGGGCCTGCTGAAAGCCCTGGCGATAGGCAATGGAGAACATCACGCGGCCTCCACGGTCGGCTCGACGTACCAGTCGGGGTACTGCGCCGAGAAATCCACCTCCAGCAACCGCAGGATCGGCACCACGTTGCGGGTGTTGTCGTACTCACTCAGGTTCTGGAGCATCGCCTTGGAAATGCCGGCCGCCTGTAGGTCACGCACGTGGTTGTAGAAACTGGCGCGATTCATCGACGCCATGGTCTCTTCCCACCCGTAGTCCTTAAGGCTGCGATATGTACGGAACAGGTTCCGGGCGTAGGCATCGCTGGGCTTGCCCGGCACGAACACAGCAGGGATGATCGCTCCCGTTGCCTTGTCGGCGCGGGCCTTGGTCCACCTGCCCTTCCCTACTTTCGTGTACTTCTCGATCAGTGCGGCCAGCACTTTGTCATCGTCGATTCGCTTCATGGTCATACCCTCAAAGGCCGCGAACAGCTCAGCAGTTACCGCTCTCCAACACTCCTGAATGAAACAGCGCTCCTGGTCACGAAGCGCCTCCTGGTAGTCACATAGCTCCCACAGGTTCGTCGGCAGATTCCGCCGCTCCAACCAGCGATGCATGACGGTCGCCTCGAGGCGAAGAAGAAGCCGCGCGAACTCCTGGAGCCGAGGGTCCTGCATGACCCGCAGCGTCCGCGCAGCAGAAAGGCTCGACATGGGCATGTGGCGCTCGCGCTTGTGCAGCTTCCAGGCGCGGACATGAGCGTTATCCAGGTCCTGGCGCGGTTCCGGATCGACCGTGGCACCGCGAGCAGCCTTGAGAATTTCGTCCAACTGACGCCGGAACTCTGGCCCCTTCAGATACGCCTTGATCTTGCGCAGACGCCCCTCTTTCGAACCCCAGTAGGCCGTGGTCTCGTAGTCGTCACCCCGGTTGCGGGTCTGGCCATTGCTGACCCCGCGCATGAACTGGATGACCTGGAGGGCGGTCTGTTCATTCGGCATGCGTGCCGAGAACGTGCAGTCCAGGGCGTAGACCTCAATCGACAGCACATCGAGCTTCGAATACAGGTCCGGATAGGTGCCAGCCAGCCACTTCAACATGACCTCAGCCCCCATGCGGATTGAGGTCGGCCCGAAGACGTTGTGCCCCTGGAGCAGCTTGGCCGGAGACGCTTTCAGCTCCACACCAGGATCAAGGCGCTTGCCCAGGGACTGATGGAACACCTTGAAGGCCATGGGCGTGTAGCTCGACGGCAGCGACTCCCAGGCATGGGAAAGCCCCTCCACGTCGTACCCCTCCCCGTCCTCACGCCTGAGCACGCCGCCCGAAGACCGCATGCGCACCCCCAACGACTCCAGGTCAACGACCAGGGTCGGGGACTCGGGCTTGCCGATCATCTGGACGTGCTCCGGGCGGAAGCGGATGAACATGTGGATTCGGTCGAGCATCGGATGCATGCACACACATAACATTTGGCGCGAATGTAGACGTACACACGCACACACGTCAACACTAATAACCTGCACACATGCATATTTGGAAGGTGCGAACGATGAGACGAGACATGCCTACGAACATCCGACTGACCCAAGCAGAACAAGAGGCGCTGCGGAAAAAAGCCGTCGAAATCAACAAGGAACTGGTCAAGAGGGGCATGCAGCCGATGAAGGACTCAGAGCTGGTTCATGCCTTCCTGGAGCGCGTCATTACGTCGCTGGAGGTCGGAGCCTCGGGCGCGATTGTCCAGCGCGAAGACTGATCAGAAAGTGGTCAGAAATTCTAACCGTTAGACAAGAGTCCACCATTAGAGATGGTGGACCCGGCTGCGCCGGGATCGCTCCCGGCCACCCCTCCGCAACACCCACCCATCAACACCAAGGGACGCTGTCCCTTGTCATCCCTGCCCTTCGCCAGGGGGTCAGAGGGCAGGGGGAGAAAAGCTTCCCCCTACCCTATGACCGGAGGCTGTCTTTGTCCGAGGTGGTTCAAGGGTTCGCTCCGCCCGGGACTCCGTTTGTCACCGCAAGCGCTGACAAGCCGGGGTCGCGGCCCTTGACCTGCCGGAGCTTCGAGGGGCTGTCAGCTTTGCAGAAGATCGCCCTGGGCGACGTGGTCAAGCAGCGAAGAGGCAGAAGCGCGGGCGTTGTCGATGATCTGCTGCTGGACGTTGCACCGGGTCTGCAACCTCGCCAGTTCGTCCATGGCTTGCTTGAGCTGATAGGTCAGCGACCCGTACCGCTCAGCGGCGAACCGATAGGCACCGGCAGCCGTGGTCGCACCGGTCTGTTCCTTGAGTTTCTCTACGAAGTCGGGGGATTCATCGGGGAGTTTGACAAGCATGGCGGCTCATTTTGGTACCGTATTCTCGACCAGGTCGTGCTCGAGCTCGACGAAAATGGTACCACTGCCACCGAGAAATGGTACCAATATTTTCGACCAGGTCGTTCTGCAGGATCCTCTGCCGGTACCAAAAGTGGCCTCGCATAATGGGCATTACGTGTAAATGCTCGCCCGGCGCGGGGCGATTTTCCGGGCTTCGCATTCGGCCTGCGGCCGCCGCAGGTAACGTAACGCCGAGGTCATTATGCGAAGCCAGGGATACGAACCCCTGAGCCAAGAGGCCCACATCGCTCATAGCGTCCTGGGCGTCCTGCTGCTATCCGGCACGATGGTTACTCGTGTCGAGAACGCATCCCCCGGCGTCGGCGATGTCGCTGCGCGCCCTCGCTCAATCGCCGTCGCCGGGTCAACTGACGGACTTGTGATCAAGCCTCGCGTGCTGTTGCCGCTGGCATAAGTCGGTGGCATCCGCGTGTCGTCGAAATAGCCGTTGTTCACCACGTCCATGCAGAACTCGAACGTCGTGTGCATCCGCGTGACCTGTTGCGTGTAGCACTGGCAGACCATCACCCGGCCATTGTACGTGCCCATCGGAATTCGCCGCTCAGGAGCCTTGCTGATCAAGTTCGGGTCCGAGCTGGCCGCACACACCGGCCGAGGGAAATCCCTGGGCTTGTTCAGATCGTCATAGCGCGGCGCCGAGGCCACCAGATCGGGCACCCTGGGCGACATATCACCGATGAACTCATCGGCCGATTTCGGCCCACTGGAGGCCCTGGGGGCTGCCTGAACAGCATTTCCAGCCCCAGGCAGAACACCCGCTGACGCCTCAGCCGCATGACTCCTCGCAAGAGCCGCCTCTTTCTCCTCATCACCCTGTTGCATGGCGGTCACGACCAGCCCAACAAGCACACCGATCGGAATCAACATCAGCGCGATGATCAGCGGGATCTTCTTCATGTAGCTGGGCGTGATCGGCTTGTGCGTGTGCACCGTAGACGACTTGTAGACGCCGAAATACGCCTTATCCAGCGTGACCCGCTCTTCCTGGGCCTGCTTGAAGTTGCTGCGCCGCTCCGGGTTGTCGATGCAGAACTCGTACTCATGCCGGAAGATGCCTTTCTCCCGGCCATAGGGCCGAATGAAGTTGATGTGCTTGCCGACAAGCTTGCGCACTGGCGTGCACAGCAAGCTGGGATGCTGAGTGATCAAGTGAATGTCCAGGCCCTGGTGCCGGTGCGTCTCGAAGCGCGTGACTTTCTCCGGGCGCGCCCTGGAGCCATCGTTACCGAACACCCGTTGCGCTTCGTCGATCACGATCACCGAGCCATCAGGCAGGTTGTACCACGCTTCGGGCGTATCGAACTCGACCCACTTCGACTTGAGCCGATCCAGCTTCATATCCGGGATGCCGTAGTAGTAGATCGTCCTGGGCGGCAGGTCCGGATTGTCCGGGTCCTTGTGCAGCCGCTTGGTCGGGTCATCCGGGTCCGGCTGATGTTCAATGTCGATTTCCCGAATCGCGTTCAAAGTCTTGCCAGCACCTGGCAGACCGGTGCGCAGATAGAGCATGTTGGTCCCCTCCTCGCTTACTTCGGCCCGGTCCAGCGCATGCCGGACTTGCCGCCAGACTTGTCCATCCCCCACAGCACGGCGCGGGCGATGTACGCGGAGAACAGGATGTTGATGCACACGTCCACTTGCAGAAGCCCCAGGACCTGAAGCCACTGCGCAGGCACGCCACCCAGGTTGCTGAATACGTAGTCCTTGGCCTGATCCATCACCGCCTTGACGCCGACGAAGGCAACAGCGGTGAATCCCAAGCCGCGCAGCAGCTTCCAACCCAGCGGGATCAGCGACCAGCCGATGGCCCGCAGTAGTACCCCGATCAGTAACGGCATCAGTTCAACCCTCGCGCAATGATTTCAGCCGCGGAGCGCATAGCGAACGCGACAAGCAGATACCCAAACCACTGGAGATACGTGCACAGATCGGACGACACGCTACTGAGCGACACCGTCTGAGTACTGCCGAACCAGGGGAACGAGACGTCAGGAATAACCGGGCAGGCCTTGGAGAAGCGCCCGCTAGTGTCGAGCAGCTTCGACAGGTCATGGGTGTTCTCGCCGGTGGCCTTGATGGGTTCGTACTCAGGCCCGGAGAACTCACCGGCCAGCGTGTTCTTCAGGTCCTGAATCTTCTTGTCATCGACCGTACGGAACTCTTCATCCGCGCAGCGTGCGAGCTTTTCCTGGCGAACAATGGCGCACTGGATTGCGTCGCCGTTGCACTGAATCGCCACCTTGCAGTCACCGTCGCCGGAGATCGAGGAGCCACTGCCGCATTTGTTCGGGTCCTTGGCCGGATCGCACTGCCCGTCTCCCCCGCCATCACCACCGCCACCCGTGCCGCCGCCATCGCCATCACCGCCGCCAGTTCCACCGTTTCCGTCTCCCCCGCCGGTGCCGCCATCGCCGCCACCCGTTCCGCCATCACCGCCACCGCCTGTACCGCCACCAGTCCCGCCACCAGTCCCGCCACCATCGCCACCACCAGTTCCACCGCCATCACCACCAGGGTCTTTCGGGTCGGTCGGGTCTGTGGGATCGGTCGGCGTCTTCACGCACGTAGTGCCTGACCAGCTATAGCCCTTCGGACAGCCCGGGTCGTTCGGGTCCGGATTAGGGTCGGGATCAGGCGTGGACGGATCGTCGAGCGAAGGACCGGTCGCGCCCAAATTGCCTGAATCCGCAGAACAGTTCTGGCCGTTTGTCTTGAGCAGGTAGTTACAAAAACCTTCGGTTTCAGACCCCGGCGAGCGGAAACACTTCTGAGGCCGAGAACTATCAGCCTCATAAGCGCACCCATTCAAACAGCCAGACGGCGGAGAACTAGGAACTGTGTTCTTTCCATTAATTACGATAATTGGATAGTTAGAACTCCTGAACAAGTTCGGCACTCCAGATTCGCACTCGGGAGGCGGAGGCTTGCACAAGCCATCTTTTAAATCGAGAGACTGCCCTTCGGGACACCTATCGCCTTTCAAAACAACAGTCGTATTAAAAAGAACCCAATCACCAGAACGAACCACACAATAGAAAACCTTGCCCGCTTCACTTGGATTTGACGAAGGCTCCATAACAAAAACCCGCCCTGGATCGCGAGATATACCAGTGAAATAAAGATCGCAACCCGCCGAGGGCGAAGAAACTTTCTTATCAAAATGACCCATGTACCAATAATAATATTCAGCCCTAGCGCCCTGAGCAAAGAATAACGATGGCAATAAGCACGCCATAAAAAGCGATATCTTCAGGGCTGATATACATTTCTTAATCCTCATTTATCCTTTCTCCGGGCAATAAAAAAGCCGGGGCGGAGTGACCGCCACCGGCTTGACTGAGGGTCGATTAGGTCCCTGCGCGCTGGGCTTTCTTGGCGGCACCGATCAGGGCCACCAGGCCGAACATGGCACCGGTCACAGCCGCCGCCGCAGTCAGACCGCCCGCGATATAGGCCAGGGCCTTGGTAGTGTCGATATCGCCCTCAGCGGCCATCGAGAGGCCGGACGTCATCAGCAACGAGCCACCGATAACGGCTTCACGCTTGCCCAGGGAGAACAGTTGTTTCAGTTGTTTCATGGAACTTACTCCATTAGTGTGGAATTGATGTGCGCATCTTCTTAAACACCCAGACCGCGACAAACAACGTCAACAGCCCGCCGGTAATTTGAGCCTTCTGCGCAATTGTCATTGCAGGAGTCAGGAACTCCCGCATTTCCTGGACCGTAAAAGTCTTCATTTGACCCTGGCAGATAGTTGAACCATCTTCCCTGGCCAGCCAAACACCGTCACAGCCCAAAAAATTCATGCCAGTACCGCCGCCATAGTGTCAGCCCATCCCCACAAATACCCCGTAGCGAGCCCTACAGCGAACATCGAGAGATAGCGCCACATGACGACCCCCCCCTATTAACCAGCGGCTTGAACAGGCGCCTTGGCGGCAGCCGGAGACGCAACGCGGCGAGCTTGGCGCGGATCAACTTCGAACCACAGTCGGTCATCTTTCACGCGGCAAGTAATGTCGCACTCATAATGACCAGCAGGCAGAATTTCATTCTGCTTAGCTGCGTAATATTCGAAGCGCTGCGGATAAGGAATACCCGGCAAATGCCCGAAGGCTTCACACATATGGTACTCATTGCCAGCTTTGGAATTACCCGAGCGAACAACGCCAGTAGTTTCAATACGGATAGTCAGTGCATTAGCCATTGTTGGTTTCTCCGGCTGTCGGTTTAGTAGTGAGCGTGCCGGCAAAGATAGACATTACTGAGTTCGTGACAGCCTGAACTTTGCCGTAACTTTCATTCCAAAGCTGGGCGCTTATGACCCGTTCAACTTCGGAGCGAAGTTTCTGGAACTGGGATTCACTCATTCGAATACATCCCCCAAATAAAGAGTGCCTTTCTTGTTGCTAATCAACTTAGAACGATTCGCCTTATTGAAATCCTCAGCGGCCTGGACTTGTTCAACCGGAGTTCTGGACGAAAGAACTTTCTCCAGATCATCCATAACGCTGCCCTCAGTTCTGAGATTGCGCAGGCGCTGTTGCATTTCCTGGCGGGAGCTAACTCGACCGCCAAAGTAAAAGTCGAAGCCAGACTTCATACAGCCACCTGACGGGCCGATTTATGAATCAGCCCCCTTTCAAAGAAGAAGTTCGGAATGGCCGCAGGCTTAGCCTCAAGAATCCGAATCATCGGCACAACATTGCTATCGTCGCGGCGATCACAGCGGATATTTATGTCAATCCCAAGCGCAAGAAGCTCAGTGCGGTGACGATAGTAAGTAGCCTTGGACAAACTATCGCGCAGATCATGACCTTGCTTCCAAAGCATATAAGTGCCACGAAGCCAGTTCGGGAGGTTCATCACCTCATCGGACTTGAGTTCTATTTGCTCTGACATATCCAGTTCCCCAATGAAGTCACGGTAGAGCTTCCAAAGAACCGTGGGGGTGAGTTGAGAGGCATATTCAAGGTTCAGCGCCTTGAGTTTCTTTGAGCGCAACCGAAGTTCAACGCGGAGCTTGTTATCTATCCACTGATAGATTTCAGGGTACTGATGGAACTCTTCTGGCAACTTATGCGAACCACCGGAAGTTATTTCATCGGCCTTGCAATAACAAACAATCGACCAATGACTTGAGCCTTTGCCGAAAGTTAGAGTCCCGCGATTGTTTACCGGACGACCATGACGAGACTTACATTTGAACTCGCCCGCACGCAGCCAGGCTCGAACATCGGCCCGGCTTGGAAGTTCGAACATTCGGTTGTAATCGACGCGAGTGACGCGGTACTGCCCTGCCCTGACCTTCTGACGCTCAAAGTCAGTCGGCTCAAGGCCCACCAGGGCGCAGAGGCGTTGAAAAGCATCCCAGACGAGGGCAACGAGATCACAGGAACCAACAAGGTTATGTCCTTGCAACCACTTGCTTGGGTTGCCGTCGATGTACAGATGAGTCGCGTTGCCCTGCCCGTCCCCTCCTACGCTCCGGATATGGATCGTCGAGTCATGGGAACCACGGACCAGCATCTTGCGCGGGGTTTCCCAAGCAACCGTGCCGTCAGCCTCGATACAGACCACCGCCCCACTGCTCAAAGGCGCGTGGTGCAGTTCGATCATGGCCGCGATCCAGTCGATCATGCTAGAAACCCGTCAAGTAAAACGATTACCCCATTTAGGTGTAATACGTTACACCTCAATAGACGACGATGCCACCCCCAAAGGTGCAACTAATTACACCCTCTGAAAAAACAAGGACATACGATTGAACGACACCACAGACAGCACTCTGCGAGACGACATGAACATCCCACAGACCTTGAGGACCGCCAGAAAGAACAGGGGGTTGACGCAACGAGAAGTGGCCGAGCTTGTGGGGGTATCTATCGAGGCCTACAAGGGCTGGGAGGGTGGAAGACACCACCCCAGATCGGAAAACGTCGCACCCCTTGCCCAGGCGCTAGGAATATCCACCGACGAACTGATGATGGAAGCCCAGCAGCGCTCAATATCGGAAGACCTCAGAGCGCTATTCAACGCCGCCGACAAGCTGCCGGACGACAAGAAGCGGCAACTCAGAACGGCAATCAAAGGGATGTTGCTGGCCATCAGCCAAGAGCAGCTAGACGAGGGGGAGTAGTCTCACCCGTGAGACAAAAGTCGGGTATCACCTATACCCGACTTTTCAGCCCCGCCACCCTCGCCCACCAGAAGGTCGTAAGGGCGCTGCCCTTACTATCCCGCTCTTCGCCAGAGGGTCAGAGGGCAGGGGGAGAAAAGCTTCCCCCTACCCTATGACCGGAGGCTGTTTCAGGGGGTGCAACGTCAAGTGTTCGCTTCGCCCGGCGCTCCGTTCGACGCGACAAGTCGCGACGAGCCGGTGCGGCGGCACCTGACGGTGATAGTTCGGAGGGATGGATAGCGGTACTGAATTCGCGTCTTGGACGAGCACCAGGACGCGCAAAAGGTACCGAATTCACCGGCAGGCTCGACCAGGCCGGCGCAGATCTGGTCGCGACGAGGTACCAAATCAGCGCTGACGCAAGCCCGCACTGCGGCGCAGTTCGTTCAACATCTCTTCACCTGTCATGCGCGGCTTGCTCGATGCCGGAGCGGCGAGCAGATCGCCCTGAGCAGTCTTTTCCAGCAGCAGCGCAGCAGCCGAGCGAGCGCCCTCGATCACCTGGCTTGCCACTCGCAACCGCTCTTCCAACTCGGCAATCTGCCGGTCGCGATACTCCAGCTTCAGCAGCAGCGGCAAATACTCCTCAGCAGCACGCAGCACAGCCTTGGAGCCAGTGTTCTGGCAAGTGCGGCTCTTCAGTCGCTCGGCCAAATCGTCGTCAAAGTCGGAAAGTTTGATCAGCATAGGAGTCTCCTTTAGGTACCGATTTGCTCGCCCTGGTCGTGCTCGAGCTCGAAATAATGGTACCAAACGGAGAGTTCGGGTAAAAGCGAAAAGGTACCTTTTCTTGCACCTGGTCGTCGCCGGCGCCGACAGTTTCAGTACCAGTCCACCTGAAGGCGAGGTACCAGAATTTCGACCAGGTGCGGATCCGCGATCGGCAAAATGGTACCAACCTAACGCCCTGCAGGATCTCGGCCGGCGCAGATCTACCCGCAACGAGGTACCAAAAAGTCGCCTCGCATAATGGGGATTACGTGTAAATCCAGCGCCTGGGCTGCGCATTGTCCAGGCGCTGGACTCGCCCCCTGGGCGGCTTCGCTAACGTAATCCCATCGTCATTATGCGAAGCCAGGGATACGAACCCCTGAGCCAAGAGGCCCACATCGCTCATAGCGTCCTGGGCGTCCTGCTGCTATCCGGCACGATGGTTACTCGTGTCGAGAACGCATCCCCCGGCGTCGGCGATGTCGCTGCGCGCCCTCGCTCAATCGCCGTCGCCGGGTCAACTGACGGACTTGTGATCAAGCCTCGCGTGCTGTTGCCGCTGGCATAAGTCGGTGGCATCCGCGTGTCGTCGAAATAGCCGTTGTTCACCACGTCCATGCAGAACTCGAACGTCGTGTGCATCCGCGTGACCTGTTGCGTGTAGCACTGGCAGACCATCACCCGGCCATTGTACGTGCCCATCGGAATTCGCCGCTCAGGAGCCTTGCTGATCAAGTTCGGGTCCGAGCTGGCCGCACACACCGGCCGAGGGAAATCCCTGGGCTTGTTCAGATCGTCATAGCGCGGCGCCGAGGCCACCAGATCGGGCACCCTGGGCGACATATCACCGATGAACTCATCGGCCGATTTCGGCCCACTGGAGGCCCTGGGGGCTGCCTGAACAGCATTTCCAGCCCCAGGCAGAACACCCGCTGACGCCTCAGCCGCATGACTCCTCGCAAGAGCCGCCTCTTTCTCCTCATCACCCTGTTGCATGGCGGTCACGACCAGCCCAACAAGCACACCGATCGGAATCAACATCAGCGCGATGATCAGCGGGATCTTCTTCATGTAGCTGGGCGTGATCGGCTTGTGCGTGTGCACCGTAGACGACTTGTAGACGCCGAAATACGCCTTATCCAGCGTGACCCGCTCTTCCTGGGCCTGCTTGAAGTTGCTGCGCCGCTCCGGGTTGTCGATGCAGAACTCGTACTCATGCCGGAAGATGCCTTTCTCCCGGCCATAGGGCCGAATGAAGTTGATGTGCTTGCCGACAAGCTTGCGCACTGGCGTGCACAGCAAGCTGGGATGCTGAGTGATCAAGTGAATGTCCAGGCCCTGGTGCCGGTGCGTCTCGAAGCGCGTGACTTTCTCCGGGCGCGCCCTGGAGCCATCGTTACCGAACACCCGTTGCGCTTCGTCGATCACGATCACCGAGCCATCAGGCAGGTTGTACCACGCTTCGGGCGTATCGAACTCGACCCACTTCGACTTGAGCCGATCCAGCTTCATATCCGGGATGCCGTAGTAGTAGATCGTCCTGGGCGGCAGGTCCGGATTGTCCGGGTCCTTGTGCAGCCGCTTGGTCGGGTCATCCGGGTCCGGCTGATGTTCAATGTCGATTTCCCGAATCGCGTTCAAAGTCTTGCCAGCACCTGGCAGACCGGTGCGCAGATAGAGCATGTTGGTCCCCTCCTCGCTTACTTCGGCCCGGTCCAGCGCATGCCGGACTTGCCGCCAGACTTGTCCATCCCCCACAGCACGGCGCGGGCGATGTACGCGGAGAACAGGATGTTGATGCACACGTCCACTTGCAGAAGCCCCAGGACCTGAAGCCACTGCGCAGGCACGCCACCCAGGTTGCTGAATACGTAGTCCTTGGCCTGATCCATCACCGCCTTGACGCCGACGAAGGCAACAGCGGTGAATCCCAAGCCGCGCAGCAGCTTCCAACCCAGCGGGATCAGCGACCAGCCGATGGCCCGCAGTAGTACCCCGATCAGTAACGGCATCAGTTCAACCCTCGCGCAATGATTTCAGCCGCGGAGCGCATAGCGAACGCGACAAGCAGATACCCAAACCACTGGAGATACGTGCACAGATCGGACGACACGCTACTGAGCGACACCGTCTGAGTACTGCCGAACCAGGGGAACGAGACGTCAGGAATAACCGGGCAGGCCTTGGAGAAGCGCCCGCTAGTGTCGAGCAGCTTCGACAGGTCATGGGTGTTCTCGCCGGTGGCCTTGATGGGTTCGTACTCAGGCCCGGAGAACTCACCGGCCAGCGTGTTCTTCAGGTCCTGAATCTTCTTGTCATCGACCGTACGGAACTCTTCATCCGCGCAGCGTGCGAGCTTTTCCTGGCGAACAATGGCGCACTGGATTGCGTCGCCGTTGCACTGAATCGCCACCTTGCAGTCACCGTCGCCGGAGATCGAGGAGCCACTGCCGCATTTGTTCGGGTCCTTGGCCGGATCGCACTGCCCGTCTCCCCCGCCATCACCACCGCCACCCGTGCCGCCGCCATCGCCATCACCGCCGCCAGTTCCACCGTTTCCGTCTCCCCCGCCGGTGCCGCCATCGCCGCCACCCGTTCCGCCATCACCGCCACCGCCTGTACCGCCACCAGTCCCGCCACCAGTCCCGCCACCATCGCCACCACCAGTTCCACCGCCATCACCACCAGGGTCTTTCGGGTCGGTCGGGTCTGTGGGATCGGTCGGCGTCTTCACGCACGTAGTGCCTGACCAGCTATAGCCCTTCGGACAGCCCGGGTCGTTCGGGTCCGGATTAGGGTCGGGATCAGGCGTGGACGGATCGTCGAGCGAAGGACCGGTCGCGCCCAAATTGCCTGAATCCGCAGAACAGTTCTGGCCGTTTGTCTTGAGCAGGTAGTTACAAAAACCTTCGGTTTCAGACCCCGGCGAGCGGAAACACTTCTGAGGCCGAGAACTATCAGCCTCATAAGCGCACCCATTCAAACAGCCAGACGGCGGAGAACTAGGAACTGTGTTCTTTCCATTAATTACGATAATTGGATAGTTAGAACTCCTGAACAAGTTCGGCACTCCAGATTCGCACTCGGGAGGCGGAGGCTTGCACAAGCCATCTTTTAAATCGAGAGACTGCCCTTCGGGACACCTATCGCCTTTCAAAACAACAGTCGTATTAAAAAGAACCCAATCACCAGAACGAACCACACAATAGAAAACCTTGCCCGCTTCACTTGGATTTGACGAAGGCTCCATAACAAAAACCCGCCCTGGATCGCGAGATATACCAGTGAAATAAAGATCGCAACCCGCCGAGGGCGAAGAAACTTTCTTATCAAAATGACCCATGTACCAATAATAATATTCAGCCCTAGCGCCCTGAGCAAAGAATAACGATGGCAATAAGCACGCCATAAAAAGCGATATCTTCAGGGCTGATATACATTTCTTAATCCTCATTTATCCTTTCTCCGGGCAATAAAAAAGCCGGGGCGGAGTGACCGCCACCGGCTTGACTGAGGGTCGATTAGGTCCCTGCGCGCTGGGCTTTCTTGGCGGCACCGATCAGGGCCACCAGGCCGAACATGGCACCGGTCACAGCCGCCGCCGCAGTCAGACCGCCCGCGATATAGGCCAGGGCCTTGGTAGTGTCGATATCGCCCTCAGCGGCCATCGAGAGGCCGGACGTCATCAGCAACGAGCCACCGATAACGGCTTCACGCTTGCCCAGGGAGAACAGTTGTTTCAGTTGTTTCATGGAACTTACTCCATTAGTGTGGAATTGATGTGCGCATCTTCTTAAACACCCAGACCGCGACAAACAACGTCAACAGCCCGCCGGTAATTTGAGCCTTCTGCGCAATTGTCATTGCAGGAGTCAGGAACTCCCGCATTTCCTGGACCGTAAAAGTCTTCATTTGACCCTGGCAGATAGTTGAACCATCTTCCCTGGCCAGCCAAACACCGTCACAGCCCAAAAAATTCATGCCAGTACCGCCGCCATAGTGTCAGCCCATCCCCACAAATACCCCGTAGCGAGCCCTACAGCGAACATCGAGAGATAGCGCCACATGACGACCCCCCCCCTATTAACCAGCGGCTTGAACAGGCGCCTTGGCGGCAGCCGGAGACGCAACGCGGCGAGCTTGGCGCGGATCAACTTCGAACCACAGTCGGTCATCTTTCACGCGGCAAGTAATGTCGCACTCATAATGACCAGCAGGCAGAATTTCATTCTGCTTAGCTGCGTAATATTCGAAGCGCTGCGGATAAGGAATACCCGGCAAATGCCCGAAGGCTTCACACATATGGTACTCATTGCCAGCTTTGGAATTACCCGAGCGAACAACGCCAGTAGTTTCAATACGGATAGTCAGTGCATTAGCCATTGTTGGTTTCTCCGGCTGTCGGTTTAGTAGTGAGCGTGCCGGCAAAGATAGACATTACTGAGTTCGTGACAGCCTGAACTTTGCCGTAACTTTCATTCCAAAGCTGGGCGCTTATGACCCGTTCAACTTCGGAGCGAAGTTTCTGGAACTGGGATTCACTCATTCGAATACATCCCCCAAATAAAGAGTGCCTTTCTTGTTGCTAATCAACTTAGAACGATTCGCCTTATTGAAATCCTCAGCGGCCTGGACTTGTTCAACCGGAGTTCTGGACGAAAGAACTTTCTCCAGATCATCCATAACGCTGCCCTCAGTTCTGAGATTGCGCAGGCGCTGTTGCATTTCCTGGCGGGAGCTAACTCGACCGCCAAAGTAAAAGTCGAAGCCAGACTTCATACAGCCACCTGACGGGCCGATTTATGAATCAGCCCCCTTTCAAAGAAGAAGTTCGGAATGGCCGCAGGCTTAGCCTCAAGAATCCGAATCATCGGCACAACATTGCTATCGTCGCGGCGATCACAGCGGATATTTATGTCAATCCCAAGCGCAAGAAGCTCAGTGCGGTGACGATAGTAAGTAGCCTTGGACAAACTATCGCGCAGATCATGACCTTGCTTCCAAAGCATATAAGTGCCACGAAGCCAGTTCGGGAGGTTCATCACCTCATCGGACTTGAGTTCTATTTGCTCTGACATATCCAGTTCCCCAATGAAGTCACGGTAGAGCTTCCAAAGAACCGTGGGGGTGAGTTGAGAGGCATATTCAAGGTTCAGCGCCTTGAGTTTCTTTGAGCGCAACCGAAGTTCAACGCGGAGCTTGTTATCTATCCACTGATAGATTTCAGGGTACTGATGGAACTCTTCTGGCAACTTATGCGAACCACCGGAAGTTATTTCATCGGCCTTGCAATAACAAACAATCGACCAATGACTTGAGCCTTTGCCGAAAGTTAGAGTCCCGCGATTGTTTACCGGACGACCATGACGAGACTTACATTTGAACTCGCCCGCACGCAGCCAGGCTCGAACATCGGCCCGGCTTGGAAGTTCGAACATTCGGTTGTAATCGACGCGAGTGACGCGGTACTGCCCTGCCCTGACCTTCTGACGCTCAAAGTCAGTCGGCTCAAGGCCCACCAGGGCGCAGAGGCGTTGAAAAGCATCCCAGACGAGGGCAACGAGATCACAGGAACCAACAAGGTTATGTCCTTGCAACCACTTGCTTGGGTTGCCGTCGATGTACAGATGAGTCGCGTTGCCCTGCCCGTCCCCTCCTACGCTCCGGATATGGATCGTCGAGTCATGGGAACCACGGACCAGCATCTTGCGCGGGGTTTCCCAAGCAACCGTGCCGTCAGCCTCGATACAGACCACCGCCCCACTGCTCAAAGGCGCGTGGTGCAGTTCGATCATGGCCGCGATCCAGTCGATCATGCTAGAAACCCGTCAAGTAAAACGATTACCCCATTTAGGTGTAATACGTTACACCTCAATAGACGACGATGCCACCCCCAAAGGTGCAACTAATTACACCCTCTGAAAAAACAAGGACATACGATTGAACGACACCACAGACAGCACTCTGCGAGACGACATGAACATCCCACAGACCTTGAGGACCGCCAGAAAGAACAGGGGGTTGACGCAACGAGAAGTGGCCGAGCTTGTGGGGGTATCTATCGAGGCCTACAAGGGCTGGGAGGGTGGAAGACACCACCCCAGATCGGAAAACGTCGCACCCCTTGCCCAGGCGCTAGGAATATCCACCGACGAACTGATGATGGAAGCCCAGCAGCGCTCAATATCGGAAGACCTCAGAGCGCTATTCAACGCCGCCGACAAGCTGCCGGACGACAAGAAGCGGCAACTCAGAACGGCAATCAAAGGGATGTTGCTGGCCATCAGCCAAGAGCAGCTAGACGAGGGGGAGTAGTCTCACCCGTGAGACAAAAGTCGGGTATCACCTATACCCGACTTTTCAGCCCCGCCACCCTCGCCCACCAGAAGGTCGTAAGGGCGCTGCCCTTACTATCCCGCTCTTCGCCAGAGGGTCAGAGGGCAGGGGGAGAAAAGCTTCCCCCTACCCTATGACCGGAGGCTGTTTCAGGGGGTGCAACGTCAAGTGTTCGCTTCGCCCGGCGCTCCGTTCGACGCGACAAGTCGCGACGAGCCGGTGCGGCGGCACCTGACGGTGATAGTTCGGAGGGATGGATAGCGGTACTGAATTCGCGTCTTGGACGAGCACCAGGACGCGCAAAAAGGTACCGAATTCACCGGCAGGCTCGACCAGGCCGGCGCAGATCTGGTCGCGACGAGGTACCAAATCAGCGCTGACGCAAGCCCGCACTGCGGCGCAGTTCGTTCAACATCTCTTCACCTGTCATGCGCGGCTTGCTCGATGCCGGAGCGGCGAGCAGATCGCCCTGAGCAGTCTTTTCCAGCAGCAGCGCAGCAGCCGAGCGAGCGCCCTCGATCACCTGGCTTGCCACTCGCAACCGCTCTTCCAACTCGGCAATCTGCCGGTCGCGATACTCCAGCTTCAGCAGCAGCGGCAAATACTCCTCAGCAGCACGCAGCACAGCCTTGGAGCCAGTGTTCTGGCAAGTGCGGCTCTTCAGTCGCTCGGCCAAATCGTCGTCAAAGTCGGAAAGTTTGATCAGCATAGGAGTCTCCTTTAGGTACCGATTTGCTCGCCCTGGTCGTGCTCGAGCTCGAAATAATGGTACCAAACGGAGAGTTCGGGTAAAAGCGAAAAGGTACCTTTTCTTGCACCTGGTCGTCGCCGGCGCCGACAGTTTCAGTACCAGTCCACCTGAAGGCGAGGTACCAGAATTTCGACCAGGTGCGGATCCGCGATCGGCAAAATGGTACCAACCTAACGCCCTGCAGGATCTCGGCCGGCGCAGATCTACCCGCAACGAGGTACCAAAAAGTCGCCTCGCATAATGGGGATTACGTGTAAATCCAGCGCCTGGGCTGCGCATTGTCCAGGCGCTGGACTCGCCCCCTGGGCGGCTTCGCTAACGTAATCCCATCGTCATTATGCGAAGCCTTAAGTATTTCCAGGCGGCCAAGGATCCACGAAAAACCCCGGAGATCGCTCTACCGGGGTTTCCTTGCTTTCTAGCCAGTGAAAGCCAGTGAAAGCCAGTGAAGCCTTATCGGTTAGTCCACCCGATGCTTCAACACCCGCAACGTACGAATGTCCGACCAGAACATCTCACTTGGATAGGTCTCGCTTCCGAACAGGCTAAACACCATGAAGTGCGGATGTTCATAGACACCCTCCAAAGCAAGAACTACCCCGGCAATTCGCACACAGCGCCATAGCGTCTCCGAGTCATCCTCCCACACCAGCTCGACCAGAACCGTCTTCCCAATGAGTGAAATCGCATTTAGAACGCTGGCTGAACTTGATATTTTTTCATGTTCAGCCCCATGGCAGGCACCTGTCGCGAACATATGCCAGCCAGAGAAAACGGGGGTTTCAGTAGAATTTACAGTAGCCATTCATGATCTCCCTTCGATCATTTTTGGTTAGCTGGCTTGGGGAGTTGCCGCTCCCTTAGCCAGCGATTACACCAGCCGCGTGCGCAGGTAAGCCCTGACCGCTTGCCGGATATGGTGCGAAACGGACGTGTCGTCCTTTTCCGCGAGATTTCGTAGAGCTTCCAATTGATCTGGCGGCATCAGAAGCGTGTAAGGCACCTTTTTGGCCTTGCCAGCACGCACTTTCTCACCCTCCTCCTCGCCCTTTGCCAATTGCTGAGCCGGCGCAGGCTTCGCCAGCAACTTCCTTCGACGTAAATCGTGCAGCAGCGCTAAACGACCATCTGGAGTGATTCCATTGAAGACCTGTTTAGCAGCAGCCTTTGACTGCCCATCTACCTCAACAAGAAGCTGAAGAAGCTCGCGGGTTTGGTCAGCGGTAATCTTCATGGTGAACCTATGTATGTTGCTTCGAGAGCAATATGACATACATATGTTCTACATAAAAGAAGAGCCTGTCGTGTCAAGTCGTCGCACCAAGCTCGGAAGAGGTTTTCGAGCCTTCCACTCATGTAAACATATGTATGTTGTACATACTACATGCATTCGACATACAGAATTATCGGCAAAAATGCCGTTTCTGGAAGCCTAGTGGCGCGCGGCCTCCGGACCAAACGCCCAATAATGAGCTTTTTGAGGGGGGTTTATCTGACGTGTTACAGGGGCGTCAGCCGGCCCCGCCGTGGCGCTTGCTCACTCCGAGACGAGCCGTTCGCGCGCGCCCCGGCCAGGCCGGCTACAGCGGCCATACCGGCCCCGTCGGCGTCACCGCCACCGCTGACGCGCTTCGCTTGTCCCCCAGCCATCACCAGAGCGACAAGTCACTCTGGTGATAGCCGGGCCGATCAAAGCTCCAGGATCGCCCTGCAGGCTGACTGCAAGGCCTCGATCCGAACATCCATATCCGCGCCCTCCTGATCCAGATCGGCAAGGCGGCGACGTAGATGGCGGATATCGGCAACGAGCTTGGGATAGTCATTCAGGACATAACACACGGCATCGAGAGGATCGCGAGACGGCGCGTACAGCGTCGCTTGATCGATCAGATGCTGTGGTACAGGGAGAGGGTCAGGCTTGCGCATAATCGGCCCTATGTTACGCGCCGCCCGGAGCCGCCGTATTGTCCGGGCGGCGCTCAACATAAGGCCGAGCATTATGCGAAGCCTTAAGTATTTCCAGGCGGCCAAGGATCCACGAAAAACCCCGGAGATCGCTCTACCGGGGTTTCCTTGCTTTCTAGCCAGTGAAAGCCAGTGAAGCCTTATCGGTTAGTCCACCCGATGCTTCAACACCCGCAACGTACGAATGTCCGACCAGAACATCTCACTTGGATAGGTCTCGCTTCCGAACAGGCTAAACACCATGAAGTGCGGATGTTCATAGACACCCTCCAAAGCAAGAACTACCCCGGCAATTCGCACACAGCGCCATAGCGTCTCCGAGTCATCCTCCCACACCAGCTCGACCAGAACCGTCTTCCCAATGAGTGAAATCGCATTTAGAACGCTGGCTGAACTTGATATTTTTTCATGTTCAGCCCCATGGCAGGCACCTGTCGCGAACATATGCCAGCCAGAGAAAACGGGGGTTTCAGTAGAATTTACAGTAGCCATTCATGATCTCCCTTCGATCATTTTTGGTTAGCTGGCTTGGGGAGTTGCCGCTCCCTTAGCCAGCGATTACACCAGCCGCGTGCGCAGGTAAGCCCTGACCGCTTGCCGGATATGGTGCGAAACGGACGTGTCGTCCTTTTCCGCGAGATTTCGTAGAGCTTCCAATTGATCTGGCGGCATCAGAAGCGTGTAAGGCACCTTTTTGGCCTTGCCAGCACGCACTTTCTCACCCTCCTCCTCGCCCTTTGCCAATTGCTGAGCCGGCGCAGGCTTCGCCAGCAACTTCCTTCGACGTAAATCGTGCAGCAGCGCTAAACGACCATCTGGAGTGATTCCATTGAAGACCTGTTTAGCAGCAGCCTTTGACTGCCCATCTACCTCAACAAGAAGCTGAAGAAGCTCGCGGGTTTGGTCAGCGGTAATCTTCATGGTGAACCTATGTATGTTGCTTCGAGAGCAATATGACATACATATGTTCTACATAAAAGAAGAGCCTGTCGTGTCAAGTCGTCGCACCAAGCTCGGAAGAGGTTTTCGAGCCTTCCACTCATGTAAACATATGTATGTTGTACATACTACATGCATTCGACATACAGAATTATCGGCAAAAATGCCGTTTCTGGAAGCCTAGTGGCGCGCGGCCTCCGGACCAAACGCCCAATAATGAGCTTTTTGAGGGGGGTTTATCTGACGTGTTACAGGGGCGTCAGCCGGCCCCGCCGTGGCGCTTGCTCACTCCGAGACGAGCCGTTCGCGCGCGCCCCGGCCAGGCCGGCTACAGCGGCCATACCGGCCCCGTCGGCGTCACCGCCACCGCTGACGCGCTTCGCTTGTCCCCCAGCCATCACCAGAGCGACAAGTCACTCTGGTGATAGCCGGGCCGATCAAAGCTCCAGGATCGCCCTGCAGGCTGACTGCAAGGCCTCGATCCGAACATCCATATCCGCGCCCTCCTGATCCAGATCGGCAAGGCGGCGACGTAGATGGCGGATATCGGCAACGAGCTTGGGATAGTCATTCAGGACATAACACACGGCATCGAGAGGATCGCGAGACGGCGCGTACAGCGTCGCTTGATCGATCAGATGCTGTGTGGTACAGGGAGAGGGTCAGGCTTGCGCATAATCGGCCCTATGTTACGCGCCGCCCGGAGCCGCCGTATTGTCCGGGCGGCGCTCAACATAAGGCCGAGCATTATGCGAATCCAGGATGTTACGGCCAAATAGTAATTCTCAATCTAGCCAAATAGAAATGTCCCAAATCGGCGTCTAGGGTTTCCCTCCTGCATCACCGGAGGCACGCCATGACTGACGACACGTCAGGTGCACCGGCTGGTTCTGCGTTATCGCGAGGACGGCCCAGCCGGCCTAACATCTCGTCGACGTGGTCAGCCGAGTAACCGGCAGCTGTCGCCAGGTCTGGAGAATCGCGCCATTAGCTTGATTCGACGGAACTATAGCGACTTTGGTCCAACTCTGGCCCAGGAAAAACTGGTCGAGTGCCACGGCCTTAAGCTGGCCAAAGAAACGGTACGACGGATCATGGTTGATGCCGGCATGTGGGTACCGCGCAAGCAACGGCCGCCCAAGGCCTATCAGCCACGCAACCGGCCGCCTGTTGCGGCGAACTGATCCAGATCGATGGCAGCGATCATCGCTGGTTCGAGGATCGTGGACCGGCCTGCACGCTGCTGGTCTTCATTGATGATGCAACCAGCCAGCTGATGCACCTGCATTTCACCGAGGCCGAATCGACCTTCAGCTACTTCACCGCCACCCGCGCCTACCTGGAGCGGCATGGAAAGCCGCTGGCCTTCTACAGCGACAAAGCCAGCGTGTTCCGCAGTAACCATAAGGCGCCTCAGGGTGGCGACGGCTATACCCAGTTCGGCCGAGCGATGTACGAGTTGAACATCGAGAGCATTTGCGCCAACAGCAGCCAGGCCAAAGGTCGTGTGGAGCGTGCGAACCTCACTCTGCAGGATCGCCTGGTCAAGGAGCTGCGGCTTCGCGGAATCAGCAACATGCCCGACGCCAATGCCTTTGCAGCCCACTTTATGGCCAGCTACAACGCGCGTTTTGCCAAGCCCCCGCGCTCTGAGCATGACTGCCATCGCCCGCTGCACAGTGATGAAGATTTGGATCTGATCTTCGCCTGGCGAGAAGCGCGGCGAGTTTCGCAGCGGTTGACCGTGCAGTACGACAAGGTGCTGTATCTGCTAGCGGACACTCCGCAGTCCCGTCGCCTGGCGGGTGATCATGTCGAGATCTACCACTACCCGGATGGCCGCATCGAGCCCAGGGTGGACGGCACCGCCCTCCCCTTTACCACCTACGACAAACTCTGCGAGATAGACCAGGGTGCCATCGTCGAGAACAAGCGCTTGGGTCATGTGCTGCAAGTCGCCCAGCTCGTCCAAGCGCAGCGCGACAGTCGGCGCTCGCAATCGGTACCGGGAAATCCGCGGCAGTCAACGCAAGGCAAGATGCTGTCGAAGAAGGCGCAGCGAGAACTGATGCCGGAAGATATCGCCGCCGCCCTGGATAACACGCCACCATCGAGGCGAAGTCGCCATGCGTGAGTCAATCAGCGCCGAGGCACTGAAGATACTAGTGGTTGCCGGAGCTGCGCGGTACTTACGTGCTATTCCGGCGCCTTCCGGCCACGGTTGGCAGCTCCAAGTGCGCTACAGTCCCGACGGTCAATATTACCCGCTACGTTCTCGAGGTGAACTTGTGCGCGTATTTGGATCACTGGACTCGCTTAATCGGTACGCAAATCGTTTGGGCATCCACACGTATAGCGTGGAGTTATAACTGTGACACGAATTTCCCCATGTGGGGAGTCGACAGGTTTCTAGAAAAATAGTTCGATAAGTGTAGCGACTTTCGTTTGCAAACCGCTACAAATAGCGCTGCGGGCCAACCAGCTGAGTTTTTCCAACACCTGACAGTGTGGAGTAACGCTTCTCCGAGTTCCGGAATCAAGGGCTATGGTATCTACATATTATTTAGCGGGTGTAATAATTTTTATCTAGCCCTCTTTATCGAAGGAGAGGGCCAGATAACATTAGATCGCTGCAAAATAGGCCAGCAGCAAGGCTACTGCGGTCGTATAGCGGAGGCCCGATTTGATCGTATTGAATACGTCGCTGAAATTTGGCGCGTCCAGACGTAGGCCAACACCAGGCCCTACCAACGTCTTAATATCCTCGGGGAGCGTCATTGCCTGCCAAGTGCCTGGAGCCAGTGTCCGCAGGTTCACACCGTAGGAAACCAGCAGCCCGGACTCCTGCGAAATGCCTCCGGAGGCGTCCGGAGATAGACCAACGTCGGTTGGATAGACGTTCGGGCTGCCCTTGAAGCGGTCAAGATATCCGCTGCCGAAGCGAGCCTTTATTCTATCAAGATTCTGCGCCATGGAGGTGAGCAAAGGAAGTATCTCACCGTTGCAAACACGTTCCTTTTCATTGACCATCCTGAAACCAATGGTTACGCCGTTGGCTAGTTCTTGGGCAAGCAACGTCGAATACTGCTGGTCCGCTTTGCTGATGTCTCCGCCCGGGACGAATTCCGGGTGTAGCTTCAGCGGAATGTCCCATGCCTCTATAGTCTGTGCTTCGGGGAAGACAAAGCCAGGATTGCATTGACGGGCAAAACCCTTATAGATATTAGCCAGGGATTGACCAGGGTTCTGGTAGATATTGATCTCGGCCATGGTTGCCTCCTCTAGAGTCCCAGGGATCGTTGGAGATAGTCCGCGCGATTGTTCAATCGCCTGGCTATGCCATCGCTCGGATCGGTACTGTTGGGAGTACCATTCCAGTTCCTCAACTCCCTAATGGCGGCTGGCCAGTCGCTCTGAGAAATAGCAGTCTCAAAGTTTGGGAACGAGGAATACTCACCATAGTGGTAATACAGGTCTGTCACTATGGTTTTGACCGCCGGAGGTAAGGTGCTCCACTGCTGGAACTTCACCTTCATCCGATCAGTGACCTTGATCATCTTGGCGGTAAAGAGGGACAGCCCGTCTTCATCTGTGAGTACCGGGATGAGTTGGGCTAATGCCTGGAAGGTCGCGGTGTTCGCTCCTTTCAAGCCGAGGGCGGGGCGAATTTTTTTGCGCGTGGATTCAGCGATGTTCAGAGCCTGAATGCCGGATTCATCGTGCTGGCCGACATCGAAGCCATAGCCAATCGTTACACCTGATTCACCGTTGGGGTCAGAGGTCGGAATAGTAGCTCTGTTGCCTCGCCCACCAGGTGGAAGCTCATGACGGGCGGTGAAATCGATATTAATACCCATTTCAATCAGATAGGAAATATTGGACTGGAGGCGGCTGACCTTATCGGCTTTGTCACCATCGATGCGGTCTTGGATAAAGGTATTGATCTGCTGGTTCAATTGCACCTGGAGGTCGCTCACCGAAATACTGTTGGCTCCTCCGGTTTCGGCGACCGTACGAATAGTGACCTCATGAACCTTGAAGTAGTCGTCGAACACTAGAACGGGCCGCCCGGCAGTCTGGCTTATGACCTGCGTCAGTTGCCCCGTCAATCCACCTTGTGCTGAGTAGCTGGGGGATGACAGCCAGTCGGTATAGAGGTCAGGAATTCCGTGAGTAATTCGGATCGGCTCTGGTTCCGCTGCGAGCAGAACACGCTGTGCCTCCTCTCGTTCTGGATTTTCTAGGTAATTGTATAGCCGCTCCAGATTGCGCTGAAGGGGCTGATCCAATTCTCTATCCACCTTAGTCTCCTCTGCTTAGTGAAGCCAATTTGTTATTTCATTGATTGTTCGCACTCGCTTTCTAGACGATTGAACTCAGTAGAATACTTGTCATATTCATTTTGCATTTTTTCCGGCAAATACTCTCGCTTCAGGTCTCTGAAGAAGCTGCCCTTCTCTAGTATCTTCTTGCATTGGTGGTTTTTGGCAGACAAGGAGAGATGTGCCGTATGAAAAACACGAGAGAGATAACCAAAACCTTCAAACATGTCCCTACACTCTGTTATCAGTTTTCGAGAAATCCAGTAGGCCTTCTCTGTCTCGTTATTCTTCAGTGCTTTCTTCACTTGCTTGTCGTTGAATTTTATAGAGGCGGGCTCGCAGATTGGGGAAGGCTTCCAATACGTGCCAGTAAAACCTGCTGCCGCCCCGCAGAAGCCCTGACAGTCCCTACTTGCGACTCCTTTCTCTATGGTAATTCTGTCATCATTCAGTTTGAAAACGACATCGCACGACATATCGCCGATGCCACGGACGTCGACCTGCACATGATCTGACTCTATAGTTCCATTCAATCCGCAAGCATGGGCATTGTGTCCAGTGCTTCGTATCCGAAACTTTTGAAGTCCTTCGAATAACGGAGATATCGTCAGCAGCCCACTATTTCCAGTCCTATAGTAATCCCCGGGTGGGAAGTAGCTCTTTGGTTCTTCAGCGACACAAAGAGTGATATTGTAGCAAAGGGCGAGTATGGCAAAAATGCTAATGCTTTTGAGCTTCAT